CGTGCGTGGAACTCGTTTAGCTATATTCTTCGTAGAACATAGCCACGGCGGTGTAAAACGCATACCAACGTTGCTTCGACTCACGTCGGAGCTTCAACCCGATTGGTTTTTCGGGTTCGGCTGTATTAGGTCCTTCGAGGTCGAGTCCTGCTAAAGGATGTTGACCAGGCAATAAACGTGGATCGCTCCACGCCGGCAAGTTTGTCTTACTTGCATGCCATTGAAGGTACAGACCGTGTTGGAGGCGTTCGGTAGCTCGTTTATCCGTAGCATAGATGCTACGTAAACTCGCAATCGGGCGCACATTCGGCACCACTAGAGTATCAATAGAGTCGTAGTCGTACCCGCCCCATACAGGGCGGGGGACCGCGTTTCTAATTTTACACCAGAGGGCGTAGAACCTTGGATCCAAAACATCGGATTCAATGGCGAGCCATTGCCGAAGCTTGTTGCCAAGGTGAATGTACCTTTTGGCATCGAGCGGTATCTCTTTCACATAGAAAGGCGATACATCTTCACCACGATGATAGTGTTTCCCGCAAGATTCGCGGAATCCGTCATCTTTACGATAGTGATCTCCCCAAAACGATTTCTCGCTGTTGAGGCTAAAACCAAAGTAACCTAACACTTGGCCTAAGCCGTGCGCTAGATCTGATGGACAGATAATATCATCACCGAATACCGAGATACTTCCTTTACTCCCAGTAACCCACGCAAGAGCGCGTGTTAGAGCCACGAATATCAGTGACTCGAGTTCGAAGGTAAAACCGTTCCCCATAGAGGAGAACATCTCGTTATCATGCCACTCGTCGCGAACGTAAGTCCACTTTGAGCGACAATCGTCGAGAATGGCAAACCATTCAGGAGGTAATAACAACCGGACACACTCAACTGACATAGAGTCGCTTGCGCTACTCAAGTCAATAGTCGCTAAAGAACCGCTAATTGACCCGGTACGGGCCAATCGTTGGTTCCTCGTCTGATCGTTGAGATCTACGCCAACTTTGCGTAGGCTTCTGCGAATCGCATTACCAAGTGCGCGTTGCATAAGCATGTTCAGTGTAGGCTCCTTAGCCGCACACCGATCAATCTCGGAAGATTTATCGACTGTAAACAAGGAATTCCCATCCACGAAGGATGGTTCTTCCCAAGACCGTAGCTGTCGCCACAGGTCGGCTCCACCCCAGAAGATCTCACGGAAAGATTCCGCAGGGTCGTCCAAGATGGAGTCGTGCCTGATTAGACGGGCCACATGTGGCCAGGCGTCTACAGTTACATCCCGCCCGCTTAGTAACTTACGAGCAATTGCTCCGGGTTTACTATCAACATGAAAGGAAGCACCACTAGTAAAGATGAAGTTATCATCCCACAAGGGTACTGATCCCAAGATCTGACGAATCAAATCTTGTGTTTTAGTAACCACACGCCCTAAAGTCGTACCGGCAATACGCCGGTCGTACTCGTCGGGTGCGAACATTAGCCTCTGGTTAGTGCGAGCATTCCGCTCCTCTACGGCGAGCCACTTGTCAATGGCTCGGTCCTTCCTGGTCTTAGCAGAAACTTTGCTCGGGTCAAGAAGCTTGCGCTTCCATTCCTTTTGGAGATAAGTGGCTCGAAAACCACCTACATCCTCGAGGATCCCATTGAGCTCGACTTCCACGTCGGACCAAAGAGTAGGAGCTACGGCAAAATCATTACGATTTCGCCTAGAACCTGTTTTTACAGTGTTCTTCTTCATCGGAAAATCTTCCCCTTGAAGTTTTACGCTAGTGGGATTACCAGCGCACAAACGTTTAGAAAACGCATTCTGTAGTCAATGACAGGTCGCCATCCGAATCAGACATAGAAGTCTGACAAGGAGACGTAACTGTAGCACAAGCGGCGAGAGCCGCAAGTGTGACCAGAAGAAGGGACCATTTTGCAATGGCCATGTTTAATAAACGCCCTGGAGTTTGACAATAGCGTCGTACGTCAAGGTCTGCGATTCGGCCAAAGCCGAAACAAACATACCAATAGCGTCGTTGCGCTCGTCTTCCGTGGATGATTCCTCGAAAGAACATTCCAGGTTAAGGAAATGGGTACGAACGATCGTAGGACGGGTTACCCCGTTGATAGTTTCGTTCATAACCACGGGGATCTTCAGACCGAGTTTCGCTTTGTATTTGCCCGAGGGCATACGCCGCGAAGAAACGGAAAGAAGGTTATTCCCGATGGGAGTGCCATCACTCTCCACGAGGATGCCCACACGCGTCTCAGGATTTACATCCTGGGGCGTGAAAGCATGAGTAACCGGAGTATCCTGACGATCGGTCAGGGTAATAGTTGCGAGTTGAGGCATATGCCCCTCCTGTGAGTCACTATGGGATTATCCCATGAGTTGGCGAAGAAGAGAAAGCTGTGTCAAAGCTCGCTCACCTCCAGTGAAAGGTGACTTGAAATAGACTACCGTGAGAGGCCAAGTAAAATGGCGATCACGTTGGGTACACACAGTCTCTAACGTACAAGACGGAAGAGTTCCAGTCGTGTTGGCTGGAAAAGAACTAGAGAGGCATGTTAACTCCTCTTTCGCTCGAAGTGTGTAGGTTGTGTAGCCCGTGTCGAATTCAGCTCCAAGCGTGCCAGTCATAGCGTCAAGGAAACTACCAACCGGTAGTAACCAATCGACTGCGAAAGACCACGGCGTTAGCTCCCAACCGACTGCTAAAGGATTTTCAAGTCCTAGCTGACGTAAGGTGGCTATTGTCGATGGCGGTAACCGGTAGAACAGTTTAGTTTCCACTAAAACGTCACCGGTGATGCGATAATCCCAGATACGGTACCCATTAGTACGGGGCCGAGGTTTGGGAGGTTGGATAATCCGTCTGCGTACGACTGAACGTAGCTCTGGAAGACCTTCCTTTATTATCGACATCGCAGCTTGGATGTCACTAACAAGAGGTTTCCATCCGAATGCGTAAGCGATCCAAGCGTTAGCAAGGATGCCGGAAGCATCGGGTGGAACATTGTCACCGTATGAACGAAGAAACCGACGAACGTCGGGATCCCTACCAATTCCAATCGCGTGGGCAGCCTTTTTGAGGCGACCTTTGAGAAGGTAATTGGTAAACAAAGCAACGGAAGAGATTCCGTTGGCCAGCATTTGAAGGGTTTCTAATCCTTCAGCTGTAAATGTTCCGCCTGTAAAGGCGGGGTCGTTCACTCTCGAAAGCGCATCGTTGATACACCGCCCGTAGGCAGCATAATCATACGAGTCGTACGAGAAACCACTGGCATGATGCCAGTACCCCGGGTCCAAAGGACCCGCGAATCCCCAGTTACCATGAGCGCCAATATACATCGAGCCAACGTGCGTATTTTTATAATACGGTCCGTTGTTCCAAAGATATTGACGAAATTCCAGTCTTGCGACCGGAGATTGGTAATGGGAGGCTGCGGACCAATAGGCCGATGGGTGTCTCCACCCGTCGACCTTCCGCACGGATGTACAGTAACGTCTATGTCGAAAGGCATCTTTGAAATCGATGCCATTAGACCATTCCTCGCGTGAGCCAGGAATCCAGGACATTTCACTACTCCCAGAATGGGCGATGTGACGTTCTGAGTAGGCGTCGCCGTTCCCTGTTAGGGGAGGGCAGTGTACATATGACATTCTAGTCTCCATTGGGTTGGTGATTAGAAACTTGACGGTCAGTAACCTGACAAGGTTACGTCCCGTATAACGGATACTATCCGTTACGGTTCCCTTAGG